ATAAGAGCAACGCTGCACTTAGGATAGTATTTGAATATGCTTTCATGTCTGAGAAGAAGTTCCTTCTGCCTGAAGATGAACCACCTTACAGACCAGATGCAGCACCTATAGGCATGAGTCCAGCTATCCTTACACAAGAGCTTAGACGCTTCTATATATTCCTCAGAAAAGACTTAAAGTCTATCAAACGTGAAGCGCTATTCATATCTTTATTGGAATCAGTACATCCATCTGAGGCCAAATTAATCATAGCTATCAAGGATCAAAAATTACCTAAGCTATATAAAAAGATCACCCGTAAACTTGTAGAGGAAGCTGGGTTCATCGCACCCGAAGCGCCCAAAGCATAAATTTACATAAATAGATAGTAAGCTATATATCAGACAGCTCATGAGTCTGGGTGTGTTTTAAATTGTCTTTGTAATCAATAAGTTATGTTAGCATGTACTTTAATTAAAGGATATGGTAGTATATTAGATATGATAAGGCAAATATTACTTTATAAAACAGATAAGATCTCGGTCTATTGCACACCAGCAGTAAGACGCTTATCACCTCGCAGGCTTACTACGTTTGTAAAGCAATGTATAGCAGCTGAAAAAACTCTCATCAAAAGTATATCTAATAAGTATCCCAAAAAATCAAAGGATGTTAAGTATACATTCTTGTTTAAGAACTATAAAACTGATGAGATGTTAGGTTCATGCGATCAAGAGTATGATGACGACATCATGATCGAGCTTAACGCAAAGAATACGTCCAACTTATGTAAGACTATAGCACATGAATTAGTGCATGCCAGGCAATTTATATCTGGCCAATTGAAATATAATGTTAGGATCCAATACCTTACGTATGAAAACGATAATCATAGATACATATATCGTAGACAGCCGTGGGAACTTGAAGCCTATAAACTTGAACAAAAAGGTGCACTTAAGATTAAGAAGTGGTTAATGGAACATCCACGCTTCTTACCTAAAATTGAAGATGAATATATTTTACCTAGATACTGATCCTAAAAAAGCAGCAGAATACCACGTAGATAAACACTGTGTCAAGATGATACTCGAGTCTTGTCAACTATTATCTACTGCTCATCGCGTGTTAGACGGTCTTGGCCCTATTAAAATTAAGAGTCCTACCAGTAATCGCATGGTGACTCGCTATTGGATATCTGATGATAGACAAGAAGCTTTATATAGTGCAACTCATGTCAACCATCCTTCAGCAGTATGGTGTAGAAGTGCATCTGAAAATTATATGTGGTTATGGGTATTACTAAACGAACTATGTAAGGAATATACTTATCGTTATGGTAAGGTTCACAAGTGTGAATCATCGGGTCTTGTAGCAAGACTAAAACAAATACCTAATAATATAGCTCGTGGACATTTTTCAGACCCAACTCCAGCGATGCCTGATCAATATAAAGTAAAAGGCGATGGTGTACAGTCATATCGTAACTATTATAACGGCGAAAAGCAAAGAATGTTCTCTTGGAAGAAAAGGCAAGTCCCAGAGTTTATAAATAAAGCTACAGGGGAAAATTATGCCAACATATGATTTTAGAAACAAAGATACGGGTGAAGTATTTGAGAGAGTTATGAGTATCGCTGCAAAGGCAGAGTTCCTCGAAGCTAACCCAAATCTTGAACCATTAATTACTGGTCTTAATCCATTAATAGATCCAGTTAGATTAGGTATTCATAAAGCCGATAACGGATTTAAAGAAGTACTACAGCGAATCCACGAGAAGACTCCTGGAAGCACATTAAATAAAACAAGTAAATATATTTAAATATGGGCGTTGCTGAACCCCATAGCAATATAAGTTCAGCTGTTAATAAAGGAGAAACATATGTTAACAAACATTATTGTATTTTTAGTAGGTGCTCATCTTGGTGCAAAATACCCAGAAAAAGCAACACTAATCGTTGACAAATCTGTAGCTTTAGCTAAAGCAGTATGGGCAAAAGTAGCAGGATTAGTGGCTAAAAAATAATGGCTTTCGAATTCGATTTCACTGAAGAAAAGCTAGCACATATACTTACTCGCAATAAAAAAGTACATGAGTGGTATGAAGCGATGGTGATACAGTTGCCTCAATTTGAAGTAACTACACCAAAACGCGTAGCAGCTTTTGTGGCGCAGTGCGCTCATGAATCCGCGGACTTCACGACTCTACAAGAAAACCTAAACTATTCAGCTGATGCATTGAACAAACTATTTGGTAAGTACTTTGTTAAAGCTGGTAGAGATCCTGCTCCATATCACCGTAAACCTGAAATGATTGCTAATGTAATATATGCTAATCGTATGGGTAACGGAGATACTGCATCAGGCGAAGGTTATAAGTTCAGAGGACGTGGTCCAATTCAATTAACAGGTAAGGCTAATTATCTAGCATTTGCAACGGACTTCTTTGAAGATCCTGAAACAGTGATGGATGACCCTGACCTCGTGACAGATGATGTACCAACTTCCTTATATTCAGCGCTTTGGTTTTGGAATAAAAACAAACTAAATAAGTATGCTGATGCAAGTGACATCAAAGGGATGACTAAGGTTATCAATGGTGGATATATTGGTTTAGAAGACCGTATCAAACATTATAACCATGCAATCGAAGTCCTAGAAGCTTAATTGTACTTTAATTAAGCCTTGATGTATAATAAGAAAGTAGCGGTATTATGTAATGGTCCCAGTCGGTCAGCCTATGATCCAGATAAAGAATATGCATACCGTATAGGTTGCAATATCCCATGGACTAAGGTTGACTGTACTGTGATTATTGATCCTAAAATGTTAGATATTATAGCTAGAGATCCTAGTTTAATAGACTGCAAGATATATTTTGGGAAAGATTCTTGGGATTATGCAGAAAAAACATCAAAGAAAATGTTTGAAGATCTATCATTGGGTGTAGTTAGCTATACTGAAAGAGGAAGATCAAGTGGCAACATAGCATGCCTAAAAGCTATAGAGCTTGGCTATAAAGATATAGATATATATGGTGCTGATGCATTTACATGCAATGATATAACAACTAATACACATGATAAAAGTTATACTCGCAATTTTAAAGAACAAGATGGAATGAATATGTCAGCCGATTGGCGTATTGATTTTATTCGGATGATAGAAAAAAATCTTGATGTGTCATTTAATTTTATTAAAGGAGACAGTAATGTTAAAGAATTATAAAAATGAATTAATAGCTATCGCCGCAGTATTCGGTTTATTAAGCTATACGATTTCTATATTTGCTGCAGAACCGGTTAAGACAAAACCGATTGTAGTTAAAGCTAAGAAAGAAGTTGCAAAGCCAGCTAAGGAAGTAAAACCAGCAGAGCCAGTAAAAAAAGATCCTAACCGTAAAAAACCTACGCTTAAGAAAAAATACGCAGATAAATAATTGAAGAACTTTATACATCATGAGTTTCCAGTGTTGCAACGAATTGATTCAGATCAGGGACGCGTATATCAAACCCCATCTGGAGATAAATATCCTAGTGTAACACAAGTAACAGGTCTCTTAAATAAACAATTCATCGTCGAATGGCGTAAAAGAGTTGGCGAAAAAGAGGCAAATAGAGTATCAACGCTGGCTTCCGGTAGAGGTACTCGTATTCATGGACTATGTGAGGATTTCTTATTAGGAAATCCAACTCAAGCCGACATGTTCGACATTGAGATGTGGAATGATTTACGACCAGTCGTGGATAAGATAGACAATATACATGCTCTAGAGAGCAAGTTATATTCCGATAAACTACAATTGGCAGGAACTGTTGACTGTATCGGAGAGTTTGATGGATTACTTAGCGTCATTGACTTTAAGACATCCAAACGACCCAAAGATATTAACAATATAGATAATTATTTTATACAGGCAACTGCTTATTCAGTTATGTTCGAAGAGCTCACAGGTATTCGAGTTCCAGACTTAACGATAATCATAGGAGTAGACGATGCAAAACCACAAATCTTCCAGCAGAAGCGTAAGGGCTTCATTCATCAATTAGTTGATCTTCGTCAACAATTTAAAAAAATAAATTTACTTTAATTAACACCTAAAGTATAATACTACTAAGCGCATAAAAAGCTAAGTACTAATCGTAAGGAGAATATCCCCATGAGAAAGACTTTCGCCGCAATATTGGCTCTGTGTTATCTGTGTTATTTTAATATAGCACATACAGAAATAATACATCAAGAAATAAAACCACCAAAAAAATTAACTAAGGTGGAGAAACAACAAGTAGAGTGTCTAGCACAAAACATTTATTACGAGGCTGGATATGAACCTACTAAAGGGCAGATCGCTGTCGCACTAGTGACTCTTAATAGAGTACACTCTGGATTGTATCCGAAATCTATATGTGATACTATGACACAAAAGACAGAGTATACATGCCAGTTTAGTTGGTACTGTGATGACTACAAGAGAGTTAAAGCTGAATCTTATAGATATACAGCGCGTGAAAAAGAAGTATTTAATAATGTAAGGAATGTAGCTTTATATACATACTTAAACTATAAGAACATGCAAGACGTAACACATGGAGCATTGTTCTTCCACACAAAACAGGTTAATCCTGGATGGAAGAACGTAAAAGTAACAATAACAATTGGAAATCATATATTTTATAGAAAGGCTTGATCGTGGCACAACTTGCAAATGAAAATCCAGCTAATATATTTAGCGGACTACTTAATAATGTACATATCAATACGATCGAGTCTGTATATAGAACTCATGAAGTATTTCTTGATCAAGAGATAGAGGACCCTAGTAAGTATCGAGAGCTGGTCTCTCTGCTTATCAATGCATCCGAGAATGACAAGATCCACCTGTTTATCAATTCCCCAGGTGGTAACCTTGATTCTGCCGGAGCAATCATATCAGGCATCCTCTCGTCTCAGGCAGAAGTGACTGCATTCCTAATGGGTGCATGTCACTCTGCTGCCTCTCTAATCGCCATGTACTGCCATGCTGTCCATGTATATGATACTGCATATATCATGATCCATACG